GATCAACCCACAGAACCAATACTTATTTGGTGGTTTTTACTTGGGCGAAGATGATGATTACAAATTTTTACGTGGTTTCTTTTCATGAATAAAGTCAGGACAAAAAACGAAAACAAACTGAAACTCTATCTCAATGGTAACAATCAACCAACTACTGGAAGCACTCGAAACTGCGGGAAACAACCACAAGCAGATAAAGGCAACCATCGTAAATATTGAACCCAATATCAATACAAGCGGTGAGCAGCTTTATCCGTTAATGCGGATTTTTCCTGATGGTTCGCAAGTGACCATTGACAAAGTGATTTATCGCTTTGCGGTGGCCATTGCTGACAGGCACCGGGAAGATTTTACCGATGCAGTAGAACGCATCAGCGATATGCACACGGTGATGCTTGACATTTACAGCATGCTTCGCTATGTTTACCGAAACAACACAGCCGGAACATGGGTAATCAATGACAGCATCACACCATTTTATGACGCACAAACGGACATCGTTAGCGGAGTTGCAGCCGTTATCGAATATCATTGTCCAAATTTGAGAGATTACTGCGACACACCAAATAACAATTTAACATTCCCAACAATAGAATAAAATGAGTACTTCAACACAATTCATGGCTGGCATGACTGGCTGCAAGGTATTATCAGGAACAGGCGCAAACACTGGCAGATGGCAGGGTTTTGTAGTAAACGCAGATGCCACATTTACCGAAGCCCTTGACAAAGGTGCAGCAAGTGTAATGACATCGCTTGGCCTTACTGGCGTTACCTTAAAGCAAGGCACGTTTATTTCAATGCCCGAAGGTGACTATTTCAGCAGCATAACCCTTGCAACTGGCAGCATCGTAGCTTACAACGTATGATTAGAATAGGTGTTCGGTCATTTGTAGCGGGTAGTATTCCACCGGATGCCGATGCACAGGCATTTATCACAGCCGCTGGGATAACTGATGCAACACAGCAGTCAGCCATCAATACGTTGGTAACTGACTTGAAAGGTTATTCCATTTGGACAAAAATGAAGGCCATCTATCCTTTTGTTGGTGGCACAAGTTCAACCCACAAATGGAACTTAAAAGATCCACAAGATACCAATGCTGCATTTAGATTAGTGTTTAATGGTGGATGGACTCACAGTTCAACAGGGGCATTGCCTAATGGAACTAATGCTTTTGCAAATACTAACTTAAACGAAAACACTATAATGACTTTGAATAATATACATATTAGTCATTATAGTAGAACAAATAACACAAACAATGTTTGTGATATTGGACTATGGAATAATACTACTGCCGGCACACACACCATTGTATCTTCAGCTGGATCATCTGCCATAAGAAATACAAATTTAGATGCAAGTCAGACAATTTTTACAGCACCCAGTAGAACTGATGGTTTTTTTGTCAATTCAAGAATATTATCAAATCAGCATAAGTTTTATGTAAACAATTCTTTATTCAAAACAATTAACAGCGCATCTGTAACAAAAGTATCAACAAACTATTTTGTCGGTGCAAGAAGTAACAACGGAACAGCTGGGTTATTTTCAAATCGTCAACTCGCCTTTGCTTCCATCGGTGAAGGCCTAACCGACACCGAAGCCGCTAATTTTTACACCGCAGTACAAGCATACCAAACAACCCTTTCTCGCAATGTATAAATTATCCGAAATAGCACCCGAAAATTACAGCCAATATGTAGGGCTGTTGACTGAAACTGACAAAGATTTGCTCATCGGCCAATGGTACATGGATGACAGCTACTTCAACCCCATTCAAGACAATGACGATAGGTGGGTGATTTCCATTGAAGAAATCAGTCAATGCCTTAACCCTGATTTTATGTGGGTGCAAAACCTGCCGCTAATTCCGTATGTTCCTAAACCTGCACCGCCCTTTCCCTGATGAAAAACGAAACTGAAACAATCGTAGGTAGTTGGCTGTTATGGTTGGCTGGGGCTGCCGCAAAGCTGCTGCCGTTAATTCAATTCCTATCATTCACGGCTGCCCTTGTTTTATCCTGCATCGGCATTTATAAGTTTTTCAAGTATGGCAAAAAGTAAGGAGATAGTAAAATGGCAACCGAAAAGCAAACGGAAACTGGGCAGACACACGAAGTCAGCCAACAAACACAAGTCAGCAAAACCATACCGAGGACAAGGAAGATGAAACTTAAAAACTATTTCCAACCCACTCCCAAGCGTTTCAGGGTTATAGGTGATAGCATTGCGGCTGCATCTTTGTTCGTTGCCGGGCTTAACCTTGACCATCCAAAGTTGATGCTGATTTCAGGTGTATGCGGTGCGGTGGGTAAATTCGTGACTAACTTCTTTGCAGAGGATGAAGCGAAATGATTGGCTTTTTGTGCTTTGTGGTGTACTTGGTATTGTGCTTGTCTTTGGGCATTGCCCGACACAACAAAAACCACAGGCAGACACAGGACTAATTGACTCGCTGACAGCCGAAATTGACAGCATCAAAAACGAGTATGCTGCGCTGTTGATCAACCGACCTGAAAAGATAAAACGCATCCGTGAAATTAGGACAAAATATGTCCACGATACGCTGACCATTACCCAGCTTCAAAAAGACACGGTTAAACTTGCCGCCCTGATTGATGAAAATAAACTTTGCTGGGAGATTATCTCCGATGACAGCTTGGTAATTTACAGCCAAGAGCAGGTGATAAAATTACAGGATAGTGCGATAACGCATTTACAGCGCATTACAGCCACTCAAAATCAGCAGTTGGAACAATGTGCCACAGATAACAATAAAATGCGTAGGAAACGAAATGCGTGGCTAAATATCGCAATCTTATCATCATTATTATTCATAGCTAAATGAAAGCACTGCAAGAACTACTGAACAAAAACGGGGCAAACCTGAAAGCGGATGGCGTTATCGGCCCGAAAACTACCGAAGCACTCGCCAATTACATAGCCAATGAGCTGAAAAAACGCAAATGGTTGCCGCAATATCACGGCATTGTATGGCTTCGCACAGATGATAAGCTATCAAATAAGTTCGATGACTTCTGCATAGTCTACAAATACGGCCAAATTGTCTATGTTTGCCCTGCTTCTACCACCGCTGGTGACTTCTATGTGTACAATCCCCTCACCGTTGGTGGGATAAATGGTACTGCGGTAGCCGCTGAACAGCAGATTGTCGGTTCACACCGCTTTGTAACAGGTGCAAAATGGTCTAATTTGTGGTTGGGTGCGCCTTATTTTCAGCAGATATTGCCTATAACCATCTACCGGGATGGTACAAAAGACAGGCAACTTGACCAAAAAGTGACGCAGTTCGGGTTGTTTGGCATCAACTTTCATCGTGCCGGGCTTGGTGACTGGGTGAATAAGTGGTCAGCAGGGTGTCAAGTAGTTCCAGATAGGCACTGGTTCGAAATTGTGAAGCGATTTAACCAAGGGCAGGTCATAGACTTTACCCTTTTTTGCACATTCGGATAAGCAAAATTTGCGAAAATTGCTCATTCCATTGAGCAAAATTACTCAATGCTTTGCGTAAAAACTATCGGTGGACATCCACCAAGTTAATCAAATGCTCCATTGAAAATTTGACAATATATGTCAACTCACCGCACACGATAATGGTCAGCGGCTTTTTTGGTGTGCTGCGATTGTCAGGCATCATGCAGTCAATTTTGTACAAACATACCGGAAATGTCGGCTCTTGATACAAATCAACTTCCGAAGGTGCAATCCCCATTTCATAAAGCGCATCTTCCATTTCATCGCCTGCAATTACTTCCAAACATAACGGTGTGTGAAACATCAGTAAACTCTCCCTTCTATTATGCGGTAGTTTTCTACATGGAAGTTTCGGTTAGGTAACACGGTCACGATAGCACCACCATGATTTTGTTTTATGTAGCCATAGGGGTTGTATTCGGGTGTAAGTGTGCAATGACATCCGGTGGAGAAACAAACAATCTCATCACCTTTCAGGTTATTTTCGTGGTGGCTGGATGTTTGGTGGTGGTGGCCGATCAGCAGCGAACTTTTCGCCCTCATAAATGCACCCCTTGCCGGGTTAACCGGAGCCATGATTGACTTTTGAAATTCGTGGCCATGCAGAATGTCAAGTTTCCCGGCTTTTATCCTTTC